CCGATATGACCTTGATTATTAAAATGAGCAGTCCAATGTAAAACAAACTCTGTTACTTCTCTAGTCATACCTCTGAATTCTGCTACAAGTTCTTCTACAGAAGAAACTTCAGTGAACTTATAAGTTGTCAAATCAGTATCTCTTCCTTCCCACAGTTGAGGTGAGCTAGGATTTACTTCTTTAATTTCTTCTGTAGTAGATCCAAAATCATCCGTCTCTGGAGAAAATGTAGTTATTGTAGTACTAGGTGATGTTGGTATATTAACTATCGTATCTTCTAATTCTTCTACAGTAACATCAGGTCTTTTATAAGGAGTAATCTTCTCAATTGCATCTACAGGTTTTTTATCTACAATTATACTAGTAGTGCTTTCGGTTATAATTTCTTGAGGAATTTCCGGAAGCGTTACACTTCGTATTTCAGTTTCTACATAATCATTTCCAACTAAAGCCACGTCATCTAAAAGGCCGCTTCCTTTTTTATCAACTGAGTTATCTAATGATGAGCCAAAACTTTGAATATCTGTTTGTACATTATTAATTATTGCAGTAGTATCACCGTTATTAGTTTCATCTATTTGATTATAAGATTCTTCTCCAACATCTTGAAGATCTGTTGGAATTGTACTTTCAACCACAGAAGAGTAGTTTGGCTTAGTTCCTGTTACATCTGTCAAAACTGTTTTAATTGATCTTGGCGATCCTGACATAATTACTTCATTTAAGTCACCATTTCCTACAGTTCCTCCAGTTATATTACCTAGTGAAGAACTATTAGAAACGTTTCCAATTAAAAGAGATCCTACTTGAGGAACGCTAGTAGTTGGCCTTACAATAGGTGTAAACGTTTCTATTCCTACACCTAAGTTATCTCTAGTTTGGCTTATTCCAAGAAATCCATTTACAACCTGACCAGAAGTTTGAGCTAAAGTAGTTCTTCTTGTAGCAGAATATTTTCTGGTAGAGGTGTTTATCTGAATCTTAAATCTTCCAACTTCAGCAACAGCAAACACATTTGACAATAACTCGTTTACTAACAAGCTTGAAATTGATATTTTTACGTTAATCATCTTGCAAACCTTCTATATGTGTCTATAGCTGAGTTTACTCTTGTATCTAAACTAGAAGAGGTGTATACACCTTTTACTATTCTAAACTCTGGCCTTTCATAAAATCTACAAATCGCAGTTGCTGCATCCTTAACTGTGCCAGAAGATTTAATCTCTCCTAGCGCATTATTTTCTGTACTGTCAAGTTCATGGAGTACATAATTCAATTGTGCTGTTAAAGAGTCATACGGTAAGTTATACTCCTTTGAATATGAAATAAGTCTTTCTCTTCTATCAGCCCGCCACTGTGCTAAACCTTCAGACTTTTCTCCCTTATCGTTAGGGTTTACTTTTTTTGGATCTAAGCTAGATTCTGCATAAAAGTTTCCTACAAATCCTGCTGCTTGATATGCAGTAAACCCATTACAAGTAAAGAAATTAAATATCTTTTCAGCGTTGCTATCGCCTACTAAATTATCGTCTATATTAGATCCTACAGGATTTGATTCAAATAAAGGAGTTCTAGGATCGAACTCATTTGGTCTTTGTTCTAAATTTTCAACTTCGCTCTGATTCATTACTCCATACTCTTTATGATGTATGGATCCTAATACAAATGGAACCTGTGATGACTTGCCATCCATGAAAAAACCAAACACTAAAGCACCAGGAAGTATTTTAGCGTGATGGCCTATTCCTGAAATTCCTCCTTCAGTAGATGGAATTAAACATTGTGCCCAAGGTAGATGATGATCTGGTAATAATGTTCTATCCTGAGAGTGCACACCATACACTCTGATCTGTACTCTACCTAAATGTTCAGGGTCTGAATCACTAGTGACTTTACCTAGAAACCAATGAAACTCCTCGCCATAATAGTCATGATTCAAAGCTTTCATCATCTTTCCACCCCTACCCCTTGACCAAGTTTAGCACACTTTAAATTTGCTGTGTATCTATTGGCTTGAAAATTATGCCTAGCTGCATATACAAAATATTCACCGGATCTCTTATAGTCTACCATTTCTCCGCGCTGTTCCTCATACATTCTAAACTCAATATTAATTTTATTTCCAATAGAAACATTTCTATTTGATCTTAAAAAGTTTTTACCAGGCACGTTGATATCTATTGGAGCCTTTAATAAAAAGTGTCTAAGAGCATGTTGGGTTACTCTTTGCTTGTAGTATGATTGTTCATTTCCTTCGTGATAACTACTAAAGTCATTCCAATCGGTGTATATTCGACTGTTAGATATGTAATCTAAATCTCTAGACATAAAATCCTGTATTCCAGCATCTTCATCAAAAATTGGATCTATGGTGCCTTTAGAAGAAGACAAAGCATTTCGAGCAATCATACTGTTAAAAGTTTCAGTTATATCATGTTCAACCTGCCAACGATCACCGTTTAATATATCAAAAAAAGTAAATTTTCCAGATACAAAACCTCTTCTTACGAGCTTTAATAAATCATTTACGTTAGCAGTTTTTATAGCTTGTATTACAAAACTTTCATCTATCTCATCATATTGATCAGATAAAACGTTAGGACCAAAAGTTAAAGAGTGTATGTACTTCCTATCGCCATGAATAGCAGGATTTTCTAGTACAGTTTCTAAATCTATAAGTCTTAAAGAATTATCAGATAAAGTTGAGAAAAGATAATACGGAGATCCAAAAGCATTTGGCGCTGCATCTTTAACCCAATTAGCAGCCTGCAAAGGAGTTAAATTAGGAACAATAGTTCTAACCTTTTTAAACCCTGTTTCGAGTTTGTATATAAGCTTTCTATTTAAATGGTCGTTTAGTATTTGTTCTATTATTTCACCGTGATATCCTTCATATGATTGTTGTACATTTATAAGGGATGAAAGATATGCATGGTCTTCGACAATGTCTATAACAAAAGCTTCTGTATTATCGTTTGTTTTTATGCCTAGATTAACTCTCTCTACTCTGAAATCCTTAGTCATAACATATGGAGAACTTTCATCTGTTCTCAATACTATTCTAACTTTTTCAGTTCCAAGCCAGTTTATTTCATTAAAAAGATTATCATTGTCTTTAAAAAATATATTTCCTGTTATAAATGGTTTATCTACATGTTCGAATAGATTTATTTCACTTATAACTCTGTGTAGATTGACTTTGAAGTCATATCTATCAGCAGTTACCGTAACCTCTTCAATAACAAAATCAAAGGGTGAGGTTGTATTTCGTTGTTGACTAGGCACTTGTCAGAGCCTCTTTAAATACTCTAGCAACTTGATTTATATTTTCTGGTTTTATTACTCTTATTTCTTTTAAGTCATCATTAGCTTCAACATACTTATCTAAATATGTTATCTCTGTTAATAAACCACCTGGACCATTTTCTGGATCTATATCTACTACTATTCCATCTGAGTTTTCATAGTGATGAGCTGATAGATGTTCTGCTGATGATGATTGAACTGTAACTGTATCAGTTCCATCAGTTATTATTTCACTATCTTGAAAAGATTTATTGTTAGTCACTTTAACAATAATCTGACCTAGATCTAGATTACGTCTTAAAATTGTACCTTGAGCTCCTGATGTATTTCCAGAAACTGTATCTCCTACTTCAAACTTATCAAATATTAAACTTCTTGTTACTATTGTAGTGTTAGGATAATCAAACTGAGCTTTAGATAATAAGTCTGAATATGGTAAAGGCCAACCTTGTCTACGTATATTATCATTCATAGCATAAAATGTCCAATAATAGCGAGAGGTTCCATATATTTTTTCAGATAAAATGTCAGGTCTCTCACCATCTAATATCGTATATTTTATATAAAAGCTTGATTGATCTTTTATAGAATCTATTACGTCTACATAAGATGCGATATTTTCAATAGCATTAAAAGTTGATTCGTTTCCAAACTTATACGCTACTTCTGGAAAATTTACAAAATAAGGCATTAATATCTCCCGCTAAGTATATCGTCTTTATCTAGAGTTCTATCTTCTACAAAACTCATTGTTATTGATATCTCTTGGAAGTCTCCAGTTTCAAACATAGCCATACTGTTTGGGTTATAAGTCGCTTGAAAATTTCTTAGATAAGACTTTAAGATTCCTGTTGCAATCGGTTTATCATCATACTCAATAGAAATTTTAAACTTGTTTGGAAACTTATAACCTAAAGGAATACTTCCTTCTGATCTGATTGATTCTGGATATAGCTCTGATCTGAAGAATTTAATTATCTTTTTTATTTCTTCAGATTCTTTTTGTGTCTTAGGTATAAAATTAAATGAAAAAGCAAACTCTCGTAAGTTAACTGCTTTGAACAGAGCTCTTGTGTTAGGCGCTGGTGTAGTAGCTAAAGCAGATCGTATAGCACCCGTATATTTTTCACCAGGTATCATACCTGCGAGTCTAGACAATGTAGCCCGGGCTGTATCTTGCGTCATATTTGCTCTTATGAAATCTACTACACTTCCTATAGCGTCCATTCCCTCAGTCAAAAAGGCCTGGGCGGTACCTGTTCCTGCACCTACTAATCTTTCAACACCTGCTCCGAATACTCCTAGATCTAGATTTTCGATTTGAACGCCATCAGTTATTTGAACAGATTGAGGAAGATATATGCTACATGTTTTTCCAGTCGGTACATCTCTTCTTTTAGAAATACCATGCTTAGTTCTACTGGAGTTTCTATTTCTTGTGCTTAATGTTTGGTTAAGTAATTCTTCAGCGGCTTCAATATCTGATTGTTCTATTGAACTAAGTGTGGCTACGCCATTGAAGTCTTGATAATCTTCGAACTCAGGTGGTCTAGTTTCATAAACATGAAATTTGACTCTTCCTTTATATTCATCTCGATCAACTAATGGAAACTCTAAATCAGAGTTGCCGTAATAGTTATATGCATAATATGGTATGTTTCTGTCTGGTTCAAACGTCATGTTAATACCTTTAATAAATAGAAATGTGTTAGTATTATTTATAAAGATATTATGACCTATAAAGGTAAATATAAAGTCAAAAATATTAAGAAGTATAGAGGCGACCCATCTAACGTTATTTATAGATCAATGTGGGAACGTCACTGCTTTAAATGGTGTGATGAGAATCCTAATATATCAGAATGGAGCTCTGAAGAAATAGTTGTACCATATTACTATGAAATAGATAAAAAGTATCATAGGTATTTTGTCGATTTAAAAGTAAAGTTTAAGACTGGCAAAGTTATTCTCATAGAAATAAAACCAGACAAAGAAACAAAGCCTCCAAAATATCCAGGAAAACAAACTAAAAGATACATAACCGAAGGACTCACTTATGTAAAAAATATGAATAAGTGGGAAGCAGCAAACTCTTTTGCAAAAGATAGAGGTTGGGAGTTTCAGATATGGACTGAAAAGACTCTTGAGAAGATGGGCATAAAGCCTAAAGGCCTAAAGCCACTCGCTCCATATAAAAAGAAGAAAAAGAAGAAATAACATATAAATAATAGCATGGCAAATTTATTTAAACAACTAGAGATAGAAGCTTTTAAAGCAGGAATACAGCCTAGGACAAGGCAGTCTATAAATTGGTTTAGACAAAAAGCTCAAAGATTATCTGTTAACAACAGAGCTGCTTTGATGAGAGAAGAACCAATCCAACTAAAAGCTAGGAATGTTCCTGGTAGCATGTTCATGTTCTTTTATGATCCTAAGAATAAAAGCACCCTACCTTATTACGATAGTTTTCCATTAGCTATTGTAGTTGACTCAGCACCAGGTGGTTTTTATGGTTTGAATCTTCATTACCTTCCACCTTTACTTCGAGCTCGTTTTTTAGATGCACTAATGGACAATACAAACAATATGACATATGATGAATCTACTAGATTTATGTTAAACTATAACATGTTGAAAAGATCATCAAGAATGAAATACTTTAAACCATGCTATAAACATTATTTAAACGAACACGTAAGAAGCAGATTTGCTTATGTCCCACCTTCCGAATGGGAAATAGCTACTTTCTTACCTGCCGCTGATTTTCAAAAGTCTTCTAAGACTAAAGTTTATAGTGATTCTAGGAAAGCAGTCTAATGTTTCAAATAGAAAGTTTTAAAAACGCAATATCAGCTCGCTATGGATTAGCAAGAAATAATCTGTGGAGGATACAGCTACCAACTCGACCTGCGTACTTAGGCGGAGATACTTTTAGTGAAAGAGACGGAAGAATCTTAAACTTAATGTGTAATGCTACACAGTTGCCTGGTAGACAGATAACTACTAACGACAGGCAATATGGTATCAAGACTGAAAAGATGGCCCAAGGTTTTTTGAAAGACGATGTATCTCTTTCATTTTATGAGAATAATGTATACACTATTAGAAGATATTTTCAAGATTGGCAAAATAGAGTTTTAAATCAAAATTCATATGAAATAAGATATAAGAACGAATATGCAGAAACAGTTACTATGCAGCAATTAGATCACGAAGAAAATCTTGTAGCTGAAGTTAAACTACTTGAAGCATTTCCTACAACTTTAAACGTAATAGATTTGACAAGCGAACAGAATGGATTAGTACAAATTAATGTCCAGCTTTCGTATAGCAATTGGAGGTAACTAAAACAACAACATGGCACTACCAAAATTGAATGAAACACCTAAGTATGATCTCGTTATACCGTCTACACAACAAAACGTAAGATTTAGACCATACTTAGTTAAAGAAGAAAAAATATTGATGATGGCTAATGAATCTAAAGACGTAAAAGCTGGATTAAGAGCCGTGGTCGATACACTAAGCGCAGTGATAGATGATAACTTCAGCGTAAATGATTTGACTTTATTTGATGTAGAATATATGTTTACTAAAGTGAGAGCTAAATCTGTTGGAGAAACATCTAAAGTAATAGGAACCTGTGAAGAGTGTGAAAAAGATACTGAACTAGATTTAAACTTAGATGAAATAGAAATACCTAAAGTTACAGAAAACGGTGTCATTGAACTTACAGAGAATGTTTCAGTTGAAATGAAATATCCAACTTGGTTAAGTACACTCAATAGCACCAAAATATTTGATACTGAACTAACTGAAATAGAAAAAATGCTTGATTTGATTGCAGACAGTATGCATACTATATTAACTGAAGAAGAAAGAATAAACGTAAAAGAAGAACCAAGAGATGCTGTAAACGCTTTTATAGAATCAATGAGTGTGGAACAGCTTGATAAACTAAAGAGCTTCTTAGATGGTATGCCAGTAGTTGAAAAGAAAGTGAACTTTAAATGTTCTCACTGTAGTCATGATAACTCGCTAATGATCAGGAATATTTCTGATTTTTTTTAATATGGTCTTCTGGTGATAATTTGGTGCACCACTATAAGACCAACTTTTCGTTAATGCAGCACCACAAATGGTCCTTGGCCGACATTGAAAGTTTGATACCTTGGGAAAAAGAAATATACGTTACATTATTACTAGATCATTTAGAAGAATTAAGAGATAAACAAAAAGCAGGTGGATAGAAATGGCCTCTTTAGAACAATTAACTGATGCTTTTAAACAGAGTGCTTCAGAAAAAACTGTGCAAGAACTTATTCTTGAGCAAAGGCAAACTACTAAAGCTATAGAAGATTTACACAACACTATAGCTAAAGATATACAGTTTGACAGAAGACAAAGATTAGATGAATTAGAAGAAAAAAGGAAAGATAAGAAATCAGGACCAGGCTTCTTTGCTAATATGATGCCGAAAGGATTAAAATCCGGAGGATTAGGTGTTTTAGGAATTCCATTAGGCATCATGACTAAAGCTGCTCAAGCAGCTCTTTTAGCAGCAAGCGGTGTCTTAGCCTACAAGATGGCAACCACTATTAGTGACAGGATAGAGGCTGGGTCAGCATCAAAAGTTTTAGGCGCAAAAGATCCTAAAGCTAAAATTACTAACAGAGGCTTCACACCTAAAAATGTAGCGTCTATTAAAAACACAGCTGCTCCTGATACTCGAACATCATCAGGGTTAAGAGCGCCGTCTGTTCAAACAGACGTGAATGTTATAAAACGCGTTCAACCAAAGATTTCACCTAATTTCGATATAACTACAAAACCAGATCCTTCAATAAGAAAGACAACACCTGATCCAGCTAACACAAACATTAAACCTGGTATAGTTAAATTAGATCCTTCTGTTATGGAATCATTAAAAAAGTTAGGGCCAACTGTTCAAACGAGTATTGGTAAGTTAAAATTCGATCCAAGTACTGGAAGATTTGTCAATCTGTCTGATAGAAATAAATTTGTAAAGACTGATATAGCTATACGTGAATTACAAAAAGCAGTTCCGTCTCTTCAACTACCTGATCCAGCTAATACTAACACGCCGAAGGTAGATACAAACTCTGTTGTAAAAGCTCCAACGAGAAATTTTCCAAAGTTTAACTCAACAGGAAGTAGAAGGACAAATCCCGCAGCAGCTAACTTAATGCGAAGATTTGAGAGAGGTTTACTTGTCGGCGGTATGGGCGCGGTTAATCCTTATGAAACAACAGCAGAGCTAGTATCTCGATCAATGGCTGCTTCTAATAAACGTCTATTCAGGTATCCTGGAAATATATTTACTAAGATGTTTAATATATTAGGAAGTACTGGTGGAATGGCAGCTCAGTTTATGCTTCTTCCTAATCAAATGGGTGACGGTACTATAACAGGTGGATTAAGAGAACTGTACGTTGATTTTGTCAGATCGCTAATGGAGAATGATCAGCCTAAGAGTCTTGATCTTCAAAAGCAAATACAGAACTATGAAAAGATGCACAGTGTATCTTTACCTGAAATGGGTTTCGAAGACGTATCAAAACTAAAACCAGGTGAGATAAAACAAATAGGGGAAATGTTAAGAAAGAGAGACAAAGAAGAAAGACTCAGAGCTGCTACAAAGATGGCTGCTGAATCTGAACTGATAGCTCAAAGAGCTGGAACTAGTCCTCTCTTCACTAAAAGAACCAGTCCATTAGAAGGACCTAATCCTAATTTAGGACCAGTGATTAATCCTTTTGAAAGACCTTTCAATCCTCTGATGCCAGAATATTTGTCGGCGCCAATGCCATTGGGTAACATGCCAATAGTGGCGCCGACTACAAATAATATCAATGAGTCTAAAGTAAATCAGACTATATTAAACAACAGTGGAACTCCTAACACCACTGATAATAGTCATGGTCCTTATTAGGCGGCATCATCATTAATTAATTTTGAAAAGTATGACATAGTATCATCATCTTCGGAAGTAGATATC